GTGGTCATTCCGATGGTTCAAGCCTTCATGATCACTTTCGACGTCAATGCCGCTGATGTTCTCGTAGGGGCTGCGCTCGTGTTCAGTTGGTGGTTCGTTTATCAGATTGCTCGCCGTTGGTTTAACAACTTTACGGTTGCCTATGCTGTGCTCTTACAGTACGCATATGGATATGACCTTGAGCCGGTGTATATCTCGACTCCTGGGCGCAAGCTGCCGATCATTAAGGAAGAAAAGGACTTTACGCCTGAAGCAGCTTGTTCTGCTGATGGTGGGTTTATTTATAAACAGTCCAATCTCCCAGAAGGCGTCTTCCAAATCTTTGCTTTAGTTGATGACGTCAACCTCCACGTCGGTCACGGTTTTATGGTAGCTAACGCAGCCTACACCGCCCGCCATGTTGTCGCTGGTCATAAGAGACTCTACGCCAGGCGCGGTAACTCGCGCTTCATACCAATGTCGATGGGCGATGAGTTTCCTGAGTGTGATCTGGCTTGTATAGTTGCCCCTGGTCTTGGTGCGGCTCTTTCCCTTAAATCCCTTAAGTGGGGTTTTGCGAATAAGAACCCCTTGACCGTGCTACATTACGAGACCAATGAGAATGTCTATTATCGACAGTCGATCTATGCTGATGCTTTCGTGCCCGGCTCTGATCCTTCGCTTATTAAGACTGCCTCTCACACCGATGCCTCCGATTCTGGCCTGCCCATCTTGCAGGCAGGAGTTGTTGTCGCCGTTCATATCGGCTATTCCCACACCGAGAATAGAAATGTCCATGTTATCCCCATCCCAATGATTGCTAACTTGATTGAAACACATACCACTAGGTTTGTCCCCATACTTAAAGACATGGGTATCGAGTCTCCTTCAACGGGTAATAACGAGGATGCTGAGAGAGCTCAGGCACTCGCCGATGCACGAGAAAACTGGAAGAGGGCGCGCATGAGAGGTGAACACAAGGACGATCAGGGTTTTCGAATGAGAAAGACTGATTGGGCCGATCTTGAAGATGCTAATGAAGATCCTGATACAATTGTCGTAAACGGCAAGAGGGTTAAAATTCGCCTCGAGTCTGGTTTGAGCAATGGTTTAAAAGCCAGTTCGCCGACTTGCGGGGCGTCTACCCAAATGCCGCAAGACTCAGTGCTAGACTCAGACCAGTTGGTCGCAAAGGTCTGTACTCAATCGGACTTGCCGGCCAAAGCTCAGGACGAGCTGAGAAGCTTGGCCACGTCCCTGATTGCATCAGCCACTTCATCAAAAGCAAGCAAGCGCAAGAGATCGAAGAAATCGAAGAAGGTTTCATTTCCCGTCTCAGCAAGCTCTGGTGCCCTCCCCGCTCCGGACAAGTTGAACGAGATCGTCTCGAGTACTACTTCAAGCGTGCCGAATCAACTCGATTTGAAGAAGGCCTAGACAGAGGTCTAGGAGGACAGACAGAGCTTTACAGCCGATGTCTGGACTCTCTTTTCGCCGAGCGTGACCCTCCCTGCACTTTTACGCATGATGATATTATGGACTTGAATGGCAATCTTCGTCGTTCAGTCTTTAACAATGCTGTTCTACACTTGAAAGGTGATTCGTCACCTGGATATCCTTTTTCTCACATCGATCGTAACGACAAAGTCGATCCACTTGAGCTCTATGAGTTCGTGAATGAGACACTTAAGATTTGGATTAATTTCGATTTAACCATCTATAGTGACTTTGACCGAGTCGCTCTCTGTGAGTTGGCACTTCAATGTGGCTTTGCCTGGCCAACCACTCTTTTTGTTAAGGGTGAGCCAACCAAGCAAGAGAAGGTAGCTAGGTTGATTTATGGAGTCTCTATCGTGATGAATATCATTGGCCGAATTTTATTTGGCGATTATCTGGGCCATGTTAAGACGACTTGGTCTCGTGCAACCCACAAGGTTGGTATGGACTTCACGACCCCTCAAGGTATTGCACTAGTTGGTGCGTATGCCGAGAGAATCATCTCTGGAATGGTCGACGGCGACGAATTTGTTGCTGATGACATCCAAGGCTGGGAATATCAGGAGCGTGCTGCTATGCACTTCGCTTGGCATAATTGCTATTTGCGAAGAGCAAAAGCAACTGCTTTCCATCGACAGATCCAACTCTGTTATGCTATGGCTGAGAACCTCGCTTTGGTGATTGACAGTGATGGTTACTTTCATTGCAAGCCTTTCCATACAATGGATAGCGGTAAGGTCACAACGCATTTGCAGAATTCTGATGAGCGAGGCGCTTTAGCCCTCATGGATTACTGCATTAGTCGCCGACTTTCTTATCCGCCGTCAAGGCCTGTGGCAGCGACCAATGGTGATGATTGCATAACTGCGAAAGGCCCTGGAGTACCTTTCTCGACCAGACTCGGCTTTGTCCACACAGACATAGTCGTATGTAATCGCTCGGAGTTTTACTTCTCTTCCCAGGAGTTTTACTTTGACTGTGATGAATGGAAGAGGAAGCCTGACAGTCTTGCCAAATCGATGTTTAATATGCTCGTTTCAAGTGACCCCAATGTCATTTTCGATATACTTGCATACATCTCAGGGCATGAGGGTTTTGGAAGCGTGGTGCGCTATCTCCAAGACAAATTGTGTTAGGTGGCTTCGCACTGTCCGAAGCATATTGATGTGTTGTATAATACGTTGGTTACCCAAATGGCTAATAAGACAAAATTGAAGACCCTTCGTGGGCTTCGCACTGTTAAAGTCGGTAAGAAGAAGGCTAAAACCTCTGCCAGGCAACCTGCAAATAACCCGGTTCCAGTTCCCAAACTGTTGAGCTCAGTTATGCCCCAAAAGCAGCAGGCAAAGCTTGGTCATGTCCACCGGACATGTTCTATGACGGACCCCTTTTGCGTTCATGCAAGGGGTGCCCAACGGGCTGATGGTGGTCCTCCGACCATCCCTTATCAGCTTCGTGGTCTATTGAACGTGAATGCTGACACGACTACCGGCGGTCAACTAATGACTTTTGTTCCCAACCCTGCTTTTCAGTACAATCTTGCAACTGCCAGTGCCGGTCCTCCGGCTATCTGGACTGGTGGTGCTGCGTGGTTACAGGCCTTTACAGGCACTTTCCTCAGCACTACTAATGTTAAAGAGATTCGTATTGTGAGTTTTGGAGTCGTTTTACGATGTGCCCTTTCAGCAACTAATGCTAAGGGCTCCGTTATCGTCTCCTCAGTCTCCGCCCCCGTTGTTTCTGAAGTTACCCCTCAAGGTAACATGGCAAACCAGGAGTCCCAAATCCACACTGTGGCTGCGGGCTCAGAGATCACTTGGATTTCAAAACCCTTGGGTCCCTCTGCGCACCTTTTCAAGCAATTCGCAGGATTCACAAGCACTTATTCTGATTTCGATTGGACTTCTCTCCGTATTGAGATAGCTGGTGCAGATACTACAAATCTCGCCCTTCTCTACACGGCTGAGTTTGTGATGAATGTTGAGTTCACAATGAATGGTGCAACTTCAGGTATGGCCAATTTGGCGAAGCCGCCTGCGGCACCTAGCCGCACAGCACTTGCTGCTGCTGACCATGTCAGAGCTGCAACGCCTTCTTTTCTAGCGGGTGGCATTGAGAAAATTGGAAGGTCGATAGAAAGTTATGCGAACAAAGCCCTTGACTCTATGATGAGCGAAGGTCTGATGTTCCTAGGTCTCTGAAAACCATTCTTGATTCATTCTTTGATGTTGCATTAATAAATAAAT